AATCGCACATTTTAGATTACTTGGTGACGATAAGTATCTACCCTATGGTTCATCAATACTTAATAAAATCAGGAGAGTTTTTCGTCAACTTGTTATGGCAGAGGATGCCATGCTAACTTATCGTATAATTCGTGCAGGTGAGAAAAAAGTGTTTAAAATAGATGTTGGTAATATCGATGAAGATGATATTGAGGAATATATTTACAAGGTGGCAACCACTTTCAAAAAGAGTGCACAGGTTCAACCAAATGATGGGCAAATCGATTACAGATTCAATGTTCTCGGTAATGACGAAGATTACTTCCTTCCCGTTAGAAATGCCAATACTCAGACTGGTATTGAAACACTCCCCGGGGCTCAAAATCTCAATGATATTCATGACATCGAATATCTTCGTGATAATTTATTTGTTGGACTTGGTGTACCTAAACCGTTTCTAAGTTTTCAAGATGCTGCTGGTGGTGGAAAAAATCTGGCTCAATACGATATCAGATTCTCTAAGAAAATAAATCGTATCCAGCAATCTATGGTTCAAGAACTCAATAAAATGGCAATGATTCACCTGTATTTATTGGGTTATACTGGGGAAGACCTTAATAGTTTCACGATAACACTTACGAATCCAAGCACACAACAGGAACTTCTGAAATCAGAATTGATGCGTGATAAAGCACAAACCTATACCGAACTCACACGTGGTGAAGCAGGTATAGCTGCAATGTCTCACACTCAGGCAAAACGCATGATATTTAATATGAGTGATAAGGAAATTGTTGATGACCTTAAGCAACAGAAAATGGAGAAAGTTGTTATGCAGGAACTTCAGGATTCTCCAGTATCGATAAAAAAATCGGGTCTTTTTACTGATATCGATAAGAGATTTGGTGCTCCCATTGAGGATATGGAAATGACTAGCGGTACTGGTGAAGAAGGTGGAATGCCACCTGAAGGCGGTGCACCTGCTGCTGGTGGTGCTCCACCTATTGGTGGTGATATGGGTAGTGCTCCACCTATTGGTGGTGATATGGGTAGTGCTCCACCTATTGGTGGTGCTCCCGCTGGTGATATGGGTGCTGGTGGAGCACCTATGATGGAAAATCGTGGTCTCACTGAAGAAGAATATAACAACCACATAAATAAACTGGTGTACGGTAAGAAAAAGAATGATGACGATGATGATGAAAGTTTTGAAAGAGATATAATTCAGGAAAACCATAAGAAAAACAAGCTGTTAAATAAAAACGCTGAAAGAATGGTCGAGGAAATCGATTCACTTATTGAGAATTCCAAATCCTTGAACAAATCAGATGAAAAAGACGAATTACATGATATTAATATTGACGACATCGAAAATATTGAATTTGACGAATAATTCAAGTATTTATGTTATGACAAACACATAACAAGCGTTTATAATTAATTAGAGTATTTATATTAAATCGAACCATACGAAATGAAAAACGTCAACATAGGGATTGCTAATTTGATAATTTCCGATAAATTAAGGGAATCGTATTTCAATGATAAGCTAATTGTTGAGTCAAAGAAACTCGCCAAGGATTTTTTTGATATGGTGAAGAATTCTCCTATCCTTCAATTAGAATTCAAGGTTTTCAATAATATTGAAAACAAACACATAGAAAACGAACAAGCTGCTACAAGATATATCGATAACAATATCAAGTTATTTGAAATCTATACCGTTGAAGAAATCCAAGAAGAAAGACAGAAATTAAATGGTTTCCTAAATGAAGAAAATATCCTCGTTGATAACGAAAGAGTCGAATTATATGATGCGATTGATAATTTAATTAGGGAATCTCTTAGTATTAGTGATGAAGTAGATGTGGATAAACTATACGAAGCATTTGCAACAATATTAACCCACATACAAAAACCCAAGAAAACCTTAACTGAAAACGTTGATATTGATGAAATTAATGAAAACGTATTGGAAATCGCAGTTAATAGATTTAATCAGAGATACGCTGGTCTTGACGATAATGACAGAAATCTAGTTAATACTCTGATTAAAGCGAATAGTAACGATAAACAGCTGTTGCTTGAAACCTATAAAACCGAAACACTCGAAATCTTGAATGAAATCGAGGAAGAAAGCAATAGAGAAAACATTGAAAAAGCCGTGAAGAAAATCAATGAGATGAGATTTGATAAAGATACTGTGGACGATAGCATTATCGAACTTCATGAATTGAAAAAAGAATTGGTTTAAAACAAGAAAAGGTCGGTTCACACCGACCTTTTTCATTAGTATTTATTGAAAAAAGATTTCCGCATTGCGTTTATATCCACACCACCATTAACCCCAGTTACGTTACCCTGTGAACTGAATTGCCAGATAGTCCAGTCATTCCATGTCCTAATCGGTGTACTTGGTGAGTCTTTTTCAGGATTAGCATTACCTGTAAGCGTGTAATATCTTGCGAACCACAGAGGATAATCAAACAGGTAATCGATTTCATAATTCGTTAGGAAAACACCACTATATATCATGACTTCGTAACCCGCATCTTCGATTCTACGAATCCAAGTATCAATATATGTTTTAATGTCATCTTTTTTATTACTCCATAAATAATTATTTCTAAACCCATCGTCTTCGATATCAAGAACAATTGGTAAATCTGGTGGACTCGGCATCAATGCAATGTTATCCAAACAATTATCGGCATCAGCATTAGCATCGTTAACAGGATTACTTGTTCTCCCGAATTCCGCAAAATGATAAACACCTATCTTAATACCATTAGCTTTTGCTTCCCTTATGTTTTTAGTGAAATCATATTTATTATAGTTAAACGAATCAATACTACTACCCTGTGTGATTTTCATGTATGTGAAATCAATCGGTACACTGTTTTTCTTCATGAGATTCCAATCGATGTTACCGTTCCAATGTGATACATCAATTCCATATACGGAATTAAGTTGTTCAAGTCTTTCAGGTGTCATCATTGTGGCTTGTGGCGCAGGAGTATTTTCGCTTTCTGCTGCCCTTCTTGCTGCTTCTCCAGCACTAATGTCACTAAATTCACGAGATGCAATGGAATCCATTACTCTTGGAACTGGATATTTTAATATCTTTGTTCCTGAGAATGTGGTTCTCATTTTATTAGGACTAATATTGTGTTCAACATCTAATATAATGTAAGCACCATTAAACATTGGAATGTTTTCCAATTGGAAATATTGTGTTGGTTGAATCATTGCGTTCCCGAAACCACTGATACTTGCTTTATATGACCTGTTTTCATACATGTTATAGAGATTCTGTCCTTTCGGTGTTGGTTGACTCTCTTTATTGTCACCCGCAAGTCTTGATAATATCTGAATACTTTCGTTGGTGTCATTATATTCTTTACTATCGATTTTGATGTCCTCAAACATCGATTGATTCTGTTCTCCGAATCTAACTCGGAACGCACGTACTTGACCCCAAGGGAAATCCTCTTTAGCTTTTACCTGATTCTGATTTTCATTATATTGTTGAGTATCTGCGCTGGAAGAGAACACGGGTAAACTCGGTGCATCGAGACTAATAATTCCGTCTTCCTCAAAACCATTGGTTTTGATTGATGGGTAACTTGATGTTCCACCGATATACATCGCCACAAAATATGTTTCCTCTTGATCTGAAATCGAACCCGTTTGTATTTTAAAGCTGTCTTCCCACGACTTATCGTTTTCAAAACTCAGAAAATTTTGTAACGGGAAAAATACGAAACCATTAGCTGATAGTAATGAAGATATCACCGTAAACACACTAGCACTGTCATCATTAACTAAATCAATAAGCATTTCAGCGTTTATCATTGTCTCGCCAATTGGGTTCATCGCCCTATCAACAAAAGCAAATCTGTCAATCAATTTAGTGTTATTACCTGAAATCAGGGGGTAATTTCTTTTGGCTTCACCTGTTCCTGATAACCATTTATCGTTTATATTTTTGAACGAGTAATACATTTGATTAATAATATCCTTATCACCCCTTATTTTTTTCGCCTTAATATCTTCTTGTCTCAATTCATTTTTAGTTTCACCGATTGATGATGATAATCTGCTGAATAGAGTTTGAAAATATAAATCGGTCGTGGGTTTGTAATAACTATCACCATAGTCAATATTATTATTGATTTCGAATAGCGATACGTAACCGGGTGAAAAATCTGTTAACGGAACTCTTTTAAATGTTTTTTCGGTGTGAATCACAATTGATTTTCTATAGATTAACCTACTCATTAAATTGGAAAACTGTCCCTTTTCTCCCCACGCATTAAAATCTTTTTCAGTATCCACATTAGGGTCTAAGAAATATTTATATCTCTTATCTTTCGTTTTAACATCTCTAATCGCTACGTTATTTGTGAGATTATATAACTTCTTAAAATCTTCCTGAAAAGTATCGAAATTTTCCATGAATTTTCTATATTCATCAATAAAAACACGCTTATCGTTTTCAGATAGATATTCTCTGACATCATGTAAATCAGCTAAAACATAGTAACCTTTATTAGGTAATTTTATTCCTTGTGATACCGATGTCCCCGTAAAGAAATCCAGAATATCGTCTTCCCAATCTTCTTCAATTGCTTTCAGTAGTGCACCGACATACGCACCAACATACGCAGGTGCTCCTATGATTGATGGAGTTGCGAAAAAATTGTTATTAATGTTATTCGGAAACCGTACAAAAGGACTTAGAGTATTTCCGAAATTCGAAAGAAACAACACCGAACTCAATCTGTTGTTATTGGTTAGATAATGATAGAGTTTTTCATCGTTATCATCTTCTGCCAGTGTTTGTGTCCAAATATCAATAATATTATTCCCCATTGAAAAAACCGATGTGCCTTTTATGTTAGATGAATCTGTGCCCGAAAATGATGAATGACCCTCATTATATGCAATATTCATGCTATTAGGATAATAAAAATCGATACCATCCCAAACATCAAAACCCGTTGACTTATATGTTGTCCCCCCATAGATACCGTAATACGAGTATTCATTAAGAAATCGTGTATATAACCCAGTATCACCACCTTCTCTTAGGTTAATTGTTGCCAGACCTTTCTTTTCGTTTCGACTTCCAAAAAAATCTTTATCGTTATATGTATCGGGAAGATAGGGTATGTTATCAGTGGTGAAGTCATATGTACCACGTCTAATCGCTGCCCTTGACCCAGCAATGTTTGATTTTTTCAGGAACTCATTTAATTTATTGTCTTTATCATCATCACTATTAATAGCAATTGGTTCATCAGTAATGTTTAATCCAACGAAATCAGGATTGTTTTTATCTGTATAAATTCTTGCCGTCCCAATATCTGATGGAGTAATGGGAAAACTAATGGGTTGATATCTGGTGAAACTATATAAACTACCTACCCTGTCACCTGTACTTGTTTCATAAGTAACAGTAAGATTTTCAATATCATCATAAAAATTCTGAATGTTATTAATGTAGCGTCCACACATGACATCAACAGCATCAGCAATTTTTTTAGATATAAGGGTTTCATTGATATTAATGGCTTCCGCAATACCATACATTTTAACATATGCTTTTGATATTTCGTCTAACTTCTCTTTTTTTCCATCAGTAAATGATGGGTATATTGTATACGGTAATACGCCTTGAGAGAATATGTAATAGCGTTGCAGTAATATTTTCAAAATATCGTTTCTCACATTATTACTGAGACCAAAATACGGACTTGTGGGACTTGAACCACCAAGAACCGAATCAATGGGTGCTATTGGAATCCAATAATTCAGACCGTCATCACCTTGATTGTTTCTCAGATTATATTGTTCTTCCCATTTTTCCTGAAGTAAGAAAGTGTTGATAAAATTATCAACTAAACTCAATTCGGGGAATTCAATGATTTTACTTAATTCAATGGGTGCTACTCTTTGCTTAGAATTATCATTGCCTTCAATTATTAATGGAAAAGGATATATTGTACTGGTGTTACTTTTTTCCCCATACGTACTATCATTTAATATGCGACTTTTATTTTCATCTTCATTGTGTGAGTGATGGGCGTTGACAGCTGTTTTCTTAAGTATTTCAAAAAACTTATCAACATCATTTAATATGATTTCCATAACATTATATACTGAAGGCAACATTCCGAGTTCCAGCATAAGAGCAGCGTTTATTTTATCCGCAACATCTTGTGCAAGTTCTTCTTTTCTTTTAAGCAGTTTACCTTTTTGTTTATATATACCGTAGTAAAAATCCGTGAGTTCCATGCCATAATACTTGGTTCTGGTTTCCTCTTGTGTTTTTAGATTTGAATTCAGTATGAAATCTTCTGGTGATTTAATGTCGGCTTCAGTAATTTCTATAGATGATAGGTTTTCACCCAACAGTCTTTCTCTGTATTTATTCAGAGCGTAAAAATACGCTGCCTGATTCGCAGAGGGAAATTCCCATATGTCATCAAGAATACTTGTTGAGGCTGTTAATGGTTCAGGAAATGGTGGTATTTCTGGTGCTGGTTTTAAATTGCTTGAGACAGCGTATGCTATGAATAGTCTTTCTGTTTTCGTATTGCTGTCGTTACTTGATTGTTGTTTCGCAATTTCAGAATTAAATTCTCTAATGTCTCTAATTTCTACGAAATAATCATTTTCTCTGTTATCGGTTTTAACTGGTTCAACAAAATTTATTGGTTTTTGTGGTGTTCTTCTTGCAAGATAAGGTGTACCTGCGTTCACTAATGCTTCGTTTTCTTTATAGCCCTGTATCAACCCATCAACGATATCGATTTTCACCAAATCATTTTCAATTTCTCGTAATTCAATCGTTTCCGCATCAGATTTCAACATCTTACCTATCTTAGCGTATACCGATTGTAATTTTAGAATTAATTCATACGTGGTTTGTGGTGGCTCACCTGTTTCTGATGACATGTTACCACCCAACTCAATTAGAGGTGTGTTTAGAATATATTTAAATAAAACATCGGTCAGTGGTGCAAATGTCACTCCCACGAACTCAGCATCAATAGTAAAATTACCGTTACTCGAACTGAATTCCGATGTGTATTTAACAAGATGAAGCCTATATGTTAATGGTTTTCCGTAATACCCTTTAACGGTGAGTTGGAAAATTGGGGGTGGAAAATCAAATAACATCCTATATGGAGAATCTTCTTGATTAAAAAATGCTAGACCCCTTATGTCCACAAACTGAATATTGACTTTAGGGATATATGAAGAATTCGTTTGCATCTTAATATTGGTTATACCAAAACCCTCATACTGGGTTTTATTACCAACACTTCCATCATAATAGTTTGTCGTGAAATTCAAATAATTTGGGTTTTCAGCACTATCGTCCTGATTAACACCAATAAAATTAACGGTTCCAAAATCAGTAAATTCGTCACTTACCTTATTATTTATTATAACCGTCCTACCCTTACGTGTAGCTTTTAATTCAGCGAAGATATACATGTCCTGATATTGTGGAACAGTATTGGTTTGATTCTCGTTGCCATTCATTATGTTAGGTTCAACCAGAATTACACTCCCATTAACCCTTGTCGTGCTGTGTGCCATGTATGATTTTTCATATAAATACCTCACATTAAAAAATATAAAAATATTCTCTTTTTATTGGATACTTTGGACTATTTATGTTAAAGAAAAATCACAATACTGAAAACTCGCTATAAATGACATCAATTTGGTTGAATCCGTTTTTCTATTTGTTTCTCGCAGTAACACTGTTATTACTTGGAGCACTATATCACTGTCTAAGAGACGGTAGCGAAAAAACAGCAGAAATGAAGTTGTTGCAACAACAACATGCAGCAAGAATAGATACTCTTAGAAAAGAACATAATGAAACGCTTGAAAAACTGAGGACAGAAATGCTTAAACGTGAAGAAGATAGGAGTCGTCAATGGATGGAAAGCGAGAAGGAAACACTCCGAGTACTTAATGGTGTATCATCACTACTTAGTTGGAGTGAGAAAATTGGTAGGGTGGAATCTGAAAAAATTATTAATAAACTCGGAATCATTCAAAATCAAATAACTAAACTAAAAGAATATCATAATGACAAAGATGGAGGCGCTGAGGGAAGTAAATAAAACGCTAACCGAAGTCTTAAATGAAATCGAAATATATATGTTTATAGAGAATATCAGTATTTCTGATGATAATAACGATTCCAATAATTATCCTGATATGTTGTTTGAGAATAAAATGGTTGATTAAACTATTTATATAAAAAGAATTTCAATATGAGTAAGATATTACATGCGGGAGACACGGGTTTCGGTATTCTCATAGAACATGATGCGGGTTTCGTAACCAATGAAACCGATAAAGGTATTCTGAATGAAAATTTTGAATTAAAACCTAATGAACCTGTGCTTATTAATTGTATTCTACAGAAATGGGGCGTAAAAAATAAAAACGGTCGTATCTACCCCCAAGATGTATTATTACAACAAGTAAATGAATACCAAAACCAAATCCAAAACAACAGTGCGGTTTCAGAAGCCGACCATCCCGACAGTAGTATCGTTTCATTACAGAATATCTCACACATGATAACCAAGATATGGTGGGGAACAGGTGAAAAGGAAAATATTTTATACGGACAATTAAAACTCATCGTTTCTCCCGGTTACATCAACATGGGAATAGTGTCGGTTATTGGTGATAAAATAGTATTGTACCTCCAGAATAAAATAAGACTTGGAATTTCCAGTCGTGGTGTGGGTACATTAAAGGAGATAAACGGTGAAAATCTTGTTCAAGACGATTTCGAATTAATTGGTTTTGACCTCGTTGCGACTCCAAGTACCCCGGGTGCTTATCTATTCCCTGAACAAAAGGGAGATACATCATTTACTGAGAATTATGTGAAGAAAAACGGAATATATCTTAAAGAGAATGAGGATAATAAGGTTAATTCGGCATTAAATAGGTTCTTGTTATAAGGCTGGAATATAAGGATAAAATTCTTAATATGCAAGAAAAATTAACTGGAATTTATTAAAAATTATACTTTTTCGCAATAGGAATGTATTTATATAAAAATTAACAGTATTAGATACGACTTTAAGTTAAAGATATGACAAAAGAAAAAAAGACATCTGTAATTAAAGAAGCGGTTGCCGAGTATAAAGAACTCATGGAAGCTGCCAGTGCTAATGCTAAGAAAAAATTAGCTGATGAATTTCCTAATGAATTCAATAAACTATTGAAAGAGGAAATCGATAATAAAAATAAACCCAAAAAAGAGTCTTATAAAAAAATTGACGAGGGTAAAGAGTCTGACAAAGACGATGTTGGAACAAACAAAGAATCTGTTATGAAAAATGAAAAAGAGACCAAGAAGGTCGTAAAAGAAGAAGAAGGTAAAACTAAGAAAGTTAGTAAACCTTTTGAAGAAAAAGCTCCTGAGAACGGTCCTGATGTAGTGAAAGAGGAACGTGATAAGGATTTCATGGGAGATATCGAAACCGATACTCCTAATAAAGCGGATGGCAAAACCGAAGACGGTGATACATTCGTAGAAGAACCAACTACTAAGAAAGAGAGTCTCGCAAATGATACTCAAATCAAGGAAGAGTTCGACATAACAGAACTTGATGCAAACAGTGTAGGTATTGCATTAGAAAATGCTGAAGAAGAAGACGAAGTTATCACTATGGATGAAATCGAAAGTGAAATCGCCAACATTGAGGGTCTCGATGAAGACCTTTCTGCTGGTGCTGATGCCGATAAACCCAAAGCTGGTAAGGACGATGGAATTGCTTACGACAAACTCGTTAACATGAAAAACCAAATCGATGAAATGCTCTCAGCAATTGGTGAGCAGAAAAATAATGGTGGACAAGGTGCAAACAAAGTAAACATGGGCGGACCGACCACTGCTATGATTGATGAGGAAGAAGATGAGGTTTACGAGCAAAAAAATCAGGGTGGTAAGCAAAGCATACCGGGTCGTGAAAAGGGTGGTCCTACTCAACAAATGGTTGATGAGGAAGATGAGGAAATCACTCGTGATGATGTTGAAGCCGTTTTAGGTGGTGAAGTGAATGAGGAAGAGGTTGATGAAAACCTCGAACATACTCAAACACATCACAACGCAAGAAAAACTGGTTCCCATAACCATACCAATTATGGTAAAGAGAACAGATTGCGTGACGCAATGAAAAACGAAGGCGAAGACAAGAAGATTGGTAGTTTAATTAAAGAAAACAAAGAATTAACTAAGAAGTTAAACGAAACCAAGAAATATAAGCAATCCGTAACGACTTTAGTTGAGCAGTACAAAGATGCACTCGGAAAGTATCGCAATCAATTAAAGGAAATGGCTATTTTCAACAGTAATTTGGCACACGTCAATAACTTACTGGTAAATGAAAGTCTGTCATTAACCCAAAAAGATAAAATTAGTATCATCAACGAATTTAAGAAGGTGAATACTATTGCTGAATCACAGGAAAGGTACAAGTCTATCCTCACTGAAATGAAGAAAGACAAAAGGACTTTAACTGAAAATCTTGAAGATAAGGTGAGTGCTTCCGTTGCACCTTCTTCAAAGAAACTTGACGAAGCAAAAGAAGTTACCGCTTACGAAAACAATGAGCACATCAATAAAATGAAGAAGCTCATTGAGACTATCGAAGGCAGAGGAAGCAAAAAAATAATTAAGTAAAATCAAAAAACATTAATAAAATGGGATTTTTAACTGAAAGTGCGGATGTTGGTAATATTGGATTAAAACAACTCCGTGAACAAAGAGAAATAACAACAAACCGTTGGGAAAAAATCGGTCTGTTAGAAGGATTAGATGGAAACGTAAAAGAGAATTGCGCACAGCTTTTCGAAAACCAATTGTCACACATGATTAATGAATCTTCGGATTCAACAAACAGTGGACAATTTGAAACCGTTGCTTTTCCTGTAATCCGTAGAGTATTTGCGAAATTACTCGCAAACGACATCGTGTCTGTACAGGCACTCAACTTACCTATTGGT